CTGGTCAAGGAGACGAACGCGAACGTCCAGGATGCGGAGCTTTCGCTTCCCAAAAAACGGGAAGTGAAACTGAAGCGAGACTGGGTGCCAATTAAGCAGTTTCGGCGACCGTGGACCAAGGAGGAGATCGAGGAGTATTCGGTTGAGGGCAACTCGGACACCTTCGATGAGGACCGGTACCTCGACTTCCTCGATCTAATCGCCCATCACGCTCGGCTGAAACGAGGTGTTTGGACGTCCGATCGCTGGCGAATGGACTGTTTCAATCATCACGCCCGCATCCTCTTCGTCGACACCAAGTGCCGGTGCGGGAAGTTCGTGACCGCCAACGCGATAACCGACGTCATGGAGGCATTTGAGAGCGAGGCGGACTTCGTCAAGCAGATACACGGTCGAATCCTCGATGCCCAGGGCGAGCTCGAGGCGTTCGTTGTGACGTGCGACCACACCAAGCCCTGAAGGAAGTGAGCGGAATTCGCGGAAGTAGGCAGCGACTGTCATAGGAACTTCCGACCTGGTGAGCCCAAAGGATCGTGACACGGCCGATCACGCCAGGGAGGTTGGGCAGAGCTGCCGAGCGGTCACGGGCGGGGATTGACAGACCCTACCCAACGCGGGTTCGAATCCCGCCTTCCGCTCTCTGACACCAACTGACACCTTTTGGAGACAACCATGAGCAACGAACCTCGCCGGAATGCGACGCCGGCCGAACCGTCCCCGATCCCGCACTCGACTCTTCCGCTCTACAAGTGCCACAAGCTCGTTCGGGCGGCGAAGATTCGCCGCATTCGCAACGACGGGTACAGGTTTCTCCTGGCGTTCGAGGACTCGGTTGACAACCTCTACGTGAGTCCTGCCTGGGTCGACAATCACGGCCCGGTCGTCGGCGGTTACTTCGTGGTCTACGAGGACGGGTACACCTCGTACTCGCCGGCCGAAGCGTTCGAGAAGGGCTACAGGCTGGTCGACCAGGCTGCCAGGGAGAAAGGAAAGGCCCGGGAAGTCTTCCCGCAGTTCTTCGCCGGCATTGATCTCGACAAGGGCTTCATGGGGTTCATGAATTCTCTCGACAAGACTCGTGAGTCAGCCTCCGGAATAGACGGTCTTCGCCCGCGATCTGCCGTCCTCAAGGCTCGTCGCCGGGAGATCGAGTGTGCGATCGGCCGGGCGTGCAATCAGAAACGAGACTTTCCAGTCGAGTGGGTGCAAGAGTATATCGCGATCGTAAAGGAGATCCTCGGTGACCCGAAGCGACGGTCCAACGTGTAGGCGGTGTGGATTTCTGTTGACGATCAAGGAATGGCTTTCTGGATTCGGGTTATGCAATCAATGTCATCGAGTGCAGCAGGAGGACCAGGCGTTGCGACGTCGAGCCTCTTCGGTATCCAAGTAATCGAAGCCCCATGGATGGTCGACCGCCGCCAGGTGCGATTTCCCCGAAGTAAAAAGAAACGGATCCGGCGGAAGTGGGCGAAGGACCCGCGGAACTGGCGGTCGTTTCCGAAAACGGAGATCTACGAACTCCAGGGCGGTGTGGTGTTCATGCACCCGGACGTCGCCGCCGAGTTACGGAAGCGGCTGAAGGAAGCCCCGGATGGCTCGATTGTTCCCGTCTCGCCGCCGGAACCGCCGAAGGACTTCCGCCAGTATGGTTTCGACGCCAGCCCATTCGGCAGCTTTGCTTCGCTCCCTCGCCCCGAACCCCTCCGTGACCTGGAGGTGGAACGAAACTTCCGGCTGTTCATGGATGTTCCTCCAGTCGTTTTCGATCGCCGGTCCGTTCTTACGAGTTGTGTCTCATGAGCCAAGACGCAATCTTGATCAATCGCGACTTCGCAACCACGTCGATCTGCTCGAACGAGCTGCCAGTCGACCTGGTTGAGATCCGGAGCCCTGGAGTAGCCTATGGCATTCTTCCTGATCACGCGAAAGCGAAGGACTGTAATGTTCTTCTCGTGGAAGGATTCGCTCACGCCCCGGAAGCAGGCGTCCGCCGAGCGTGCGATGCTCGACCGGATCTCTCGGCTCGCCAGCGGGTCGATCTCGCATCGAAGGCTTTCCTGGAGGAGGTTGCTGCGGGCAGGCGGCGACATCGTTGAGCTCGTTGCTGAGTGGGAGGAAGACGTTGGCTAAGATAAAGCCCGATTCAGAATTCCCGGTACCGGACGAGGTCGACAAGCTCGAACTCGACCACCGGTTCTCGCGGGAGAAACGCAAGCCGGAAGTGGATGCGTTCCGCCAGGCGTACATCAAGCAGTGCCGAGCCCAGGGCATGTCGCGGGAACTCGCGGCAAAGCATGCCTGGGCGGAGTGTGCTCGTCAGTTTCCTCCCTTGCCTGAGCCTGCGGCCGAGGACCCGGTCGAAGAAGAGCCGGAAGAGGAGCGGACCGTCAAGCAGCAGGAGTTGCCGTGGAAGGATCTACCAGGCCAGGCCGACTATGAAGCCGAGGTACTCTGGGTCTACCAGCAGTACGCGATTGTTGTCGTCGAGCGATCGGCCAAGTCGGCGATCCTCGCCTGGGACCAGGCCACCGAGGTCCCGCCGTCGATGGCGGCAGTCGGCCTGATGAAGTGGGCGTCGAAGAACCAAACGAAGTTCTACGACTCGATGGTCCCCAAGATCATGGCGAAGAAGTCGGACCAGGATGAAGAGATCGTCAAGCGAGAGAAGCTCGCGGTCGAGAAGATCGAGGAAATGCTGGTCGAATTGGAAGAGCGGTTTCGGGAGCGGGGAGTTTGCCCGAACTGCAGTAAATGATCGCCAATCCCCTCGACTTCAAGCCGATCACCGAGGCACCTCCCGAGGTCGAGGAGGCGTGCAGGCTCTTCGGTCGGATTCCGAAGAACCCGTACAAGCAGCTCGTCTGGCGATGGAACATGCGACAGGCGGCAGTGAGCGACAAGGGGATCCAGAACCTCCTTCGCCAAACCGCCTTCTCCGACGTCCTCTTCTTCTTCAACTCGATGGCTTGGTGCTTCGAGCCACGAGCCCTCCAGAAGGTCAAGCCGTTTTGTACCTGGATCCACCAAGACCCCGTCATCCTCGCGATGGACCAGGCGATCACCGACTCGCTCATCGCGGACGACACGGGGGAAGAGCTACTCGATCCGGTCGACCTGGTCGTCGATAAGTCTCGAGCTCAGGGTGCAACGTGGATGTACTTGACGGTCATCCTTCGCCGGTGGCTCAAGGACCCAATGTTCAGTGCTGGTCTGGTCACCAGGACCGAGGACCTGGTCGACAGTGCCAAGGACCAAGATACCTTGATGTGGAAGGTGATCTGGTCGCTCGATCAGTTGCCTGAATGGATGAAGCCGATCGGGTACGAGGAATCGAAGCATCGAAACCTGACCGAGCACTCGCTGATCAACCCCGAGATGCTCTCGACGATTGTGGGTTACTCCGCCAGCCAGGACGTAGGTCGAGGCGGACGCAAGACGGTGTTCGGTATGGACGAGCTCGCGAGCTTCCGGCCTGGCGATGACGTCCAGGTCATGAATTCGACGCAGTACGTCACCAACTGCCGGCTGCTTGTCTCGACGTTCAAGGGCGACTCTGGCATCTACTACGAGTCGGCCACCGGTGACAACAACGCCATCAAATGCGTCTTGGACTGGAAGGATAATCCGGTACAGAACCGGCTGCTTTACCTGTTCAAGGACGGCCGATACCGGGCACTCAACTCCGAAGACCAGCCAGCACTCGACAAGTACGTCGAAGAGCGGGGCGAATCTCTCGACCTGCTTCGCCGGCGGGGGTACAAGTTCGACGACCACATCCGAGCCCCCTGGTACGACATGCAGTGTATGCGGCCAGGTGCGACTCCCCGCGGTATCGCCCAGGAGCTCGATCGCGATCCGCACGGGTCGGTCAGTAAGGTTTTTGATTCAGCGACGGTCAATCTAAAAATCCAGGAATGCTGCAAGCCACCGCTGCTCCGCGGCAACCTGGTCTACGACCCGGAAACCGCGGAAGTCCGGCCGCCGTTTATCACGCTCACTGAGGGCGGTGATCTCAAGCTTTGGGTGAAGCCGGACCACGAAGGCAAGATGCCGGCGGCAAAGTACAAGACCGGGGCGGATATCAGCTCCGGTAAGGCGGGGACGTACACGTCGAACTCCACACTGAGCGTCACCAACCAGCTGACCGGCGAGCAGGTCGCCGAATGGGCGGCCAATAACTGCCCGCCGGCGAAGTTTGCCTACGTCAGTGTCGCTCTGTGCCGCTGGTTCAATGACGCCGAGCTCATCCCGGAGGTGAATTTTGAAGGCGGTTATCTGGATGTTCTGCTCGACGAGATCGGGTACGAGAACGTCTTCTATCGTGAAGTTGAGATACCTGGCGTTCATGTCAAAACGAACAAGGCCGGGTACTGGATGAAGAACGACGACGTCAAGCTCGGGCTCTTCGAGGCCTTGCAGGCAGCGATGATCGAGGGGGCATACACGCCTCGGTCGGAGATCATGCTTAAGGAATCGAAGGAGTACGAGTGGAAGGCCGGTAAGATCGTCCATGTCGGGAGCGAGAAGAGCGAGGACGACGCCGCGAAGGGCAAGACCCACGCGGACCGGGTGATTGGGGCTGCTTTGTCTTGGTTCGGTTGCGACCGTGCCCTGGAGCTCGACCAGCCGAAGGACCATGACGACACTACTGAATACCCCATTGGTAGTATGGGGGCCAGGCTTCAGGCCTATGACGACCGGAATCGCTGGGAAGATGGGTACTCTGAGGAATATGTAGATGATTACTTTGACAGATTGGCGTCCACCGAATACGCTGACTGACTGATTTCGCCCCTCTGAGGGGCCAGGAGCGGCCGGGAGGCAAAGAGTTCTCGCCGGGCTCATAACTCGGTTTGAGGCAGGTGCGATACCTGCGGCCGCCACTTTGACAACTTACACGGGCAACCTTCCCTGACGACCGGCCAGTCTCAGGGGCAGGGGGCCAGGACCCATTAGGGCAGGCATGACGGTGCCGTCACACCGTATGTGCCTGCCCTTTTTTTGTTCTTGGCCTGCCCTTCGAAAACGCTGGCGACCAATGATCGACCTGACCAACAAGACCGACATCAGTAGGCTCTATGACGCGATTGAGTCATCGCGAGCAGCTCTTCGGCCGTTCCGGATCAACCGGATCAAGATGCTCGAGGAGTATGTCGGCTCGTATTACGGGAACGTCGAATCGGAGCGAAGCAAGGTCATTGTCAACTTGCTTTCCTTGACTGCCGAGGCGTACACGATCGGCTTGGCAGCTCAGAACCCTAAGTGCATGGTGACCACCCAGCACCGCGAGTTCTGGCCGTTCGCCTACAAGTGGCAGCACGCGTTGAACAACTTCATGGAGGGGATCCGTTACTACGACATCCTCCAACAGGTTGTGCTCGACGCCTTCTTCACGATCGGGATCGCCAAGATCTACCAGGCCGACTGGAAGTCGATTCAGCTGGAAGATGACGTCTACGCCGACCCAGGACAGCCGCACATTTCGCGGGTCAGTATCGACGACTTCGTCATGGACATGAACGCGAAGGACATTCGCCTTTGCAAGTTCATGCTCGACGAATACCGGGTGCCCTGGTCGAAAGTGAAGGGGAATCCTGCGTTCGATCAGGATGTAGTCGCCGAAATGACGCCCACATCGAAGTGGGACCGTGAAGACAAAACGGCGAATCAGATCACCGCTGGCATGATCACCGACGACGACGAGCTCGAGCCGATGGTCACGTTAATGGACGTCTGGCTGCCGGAGCTCGAAACAGTCGCCATCATGGCACGTAGCAGCGAGCTGCCACCACTAGCGACCGTCGACACGGCTTCTCGCGGCGGACCATACGAGCTCCTGACGTTTGGTGACGTCCCCGACAACACGATGCCGCTTGCTCCAGGGCAAAACCTGCTCGGGCTCCACCTCCTCTACAACCGTCTGGCACGAAAACAAGCCCGGCAGGCGATGCGACAGAAGACGAACCCCGTCTTCCGGCCGTCCGCAAAAAACGACGCCGAGCGTCTTCGCAAGTATGGCGACGGGGAGTGGGTCAAGAGCGAGGATCCAAAGGGGATCGCGGTCGTCAATCAAGGCGGAGTGGACGCAGGCAACGCTCAATTCGGCATGTCGGTCCACGATCTCTACAAGGAGATGGCTGGCAACCTCGACACCATGGCGGGGCTTGGACCGACTGCAGGTACCGTTGGGCAAGAGCAGATCATCGCCCAGGCGGTCAGCAGGAAAGAAGCCAAGATGCATTCGCGGACGCACAAGTTCACCGCGAACGCTCTCGAGAAAATCGGGTATCTCATGTGGGAGGATGTCATCCTCACGGTGCCCGGCTCCGTCGAGTACGCTCCTGGCGTCTACCGCGACGTGTCCTGGACTCCCAATCAGCGGTCCGGCGAATTTTGGATGTACAACTTCGACATCACGCCGCACTCGATGGACTACGAGCCACCGCAGGTGAAGACCGACAAGCTCGAGCGTGCGATGGCTCAGGTCGAGCGACTCTTCCCGATGATCCAGGCTGCCGGCGGGCAGATCGATACTCAGGAGCTGTTCAAGCAGCTCGCCACCAAGCTCGATGTTCCCGAGCTGGAAAACATCATTCTCTTCCCCAACGATCCCGCGGTCGAGCGGCCGGAACCTGCAGGCGAAGGCCCCAAGATGCCGTCCACCACGACCAGGCGGAACGTGCGAATCAATGTCCCCACCGGCGGCACGCAGCAATCGCGTAGCTCAATCATGCAACAGTCCTTGCTCAATGGAAAGAGCCAGGCAACCCCACAGCAGATGGCGACTCTATGAAAATCGGACTGCCACGGATTAACGGCAAAAAAGTCAGCAGGAAGGAGTTCCTGAGAAAGAAGGCGGAGCCTGGCGTTCCTGCCATTGCGGGAGCGATCGGCGAGGGTAAGCCTCTCGATTCAATCGGCTTGGCCGTCCATCCGTCCCAGGTGGCTGATTACAACCAGTCGCTCGCCGAAAGGGGGATCACCGGAGCACACTACCTGCCTGACGGGACGTGCAGGATTACTAGCCGCAAGGCCAGGAACCAGCTTTTGAAGTCGCAGAACATGAAGGACAACGACGCCGGCTATGGCGACTGGGCCGGCAAGTAAGGAGACAACTTCCCCATGGCAACAGCTGAACTCGTTACCGACGCCGGAGAACTCAACCATGACGCCGCCAACGATCTGATCGATCAGCAGCTTGCGGCCTTGCATGACGAGCAGGACACGACCGAGAAGATCGTCAACGACGATGTCGGCCGTTCTCCCGGCGAGGAGAAGAAGGAAACACCCCGTTCATCGGATGAGAAATCTCCGAAGGACGAAGCGTCAAAGGAAGTCAACGATGAGCCGGCTTCCGACGACGGCGACGATTGGGTGTCCGCCCAGGACGTCCAGGAGCTCATCGAGTCGTTCGGTTACACCAAAGAGGACCTCGAGCAGTTCGGCAGCCGCGAGGCGTTGGATCAGCACGTCAAGCTGATGGACCGCCAGTTCATGGCTGACGGCAAGCCCGGTGAATCGGAGGAAACGGACGACAGTGAGGGCGAGCCCAACAAGGAAGGGGGCAAGCCTCGTGACAAGAAGACTGGACGATTCACGCCCAAGGATCCTGACCCGGAAGAGGGCGACTTTGAAGTCAAGCTCGACCCGGAGGAGTACGAGGAGGACCTGATCAGCGAGATCAAGCGATCTCATGACACCCTGCTCGCCAAGCTCCAGGAGTCCGAGGCACGCGTGCAGTCGATGCTCGACGAGCGGCTTGCGAAGCAAGAGGCTCAGTTTGCAGACGCCGACAAGGCTGCGGCGGTCCAGCATTTCGATCAGGTTGTTGACCAACTGGAGCTCAGGGAAATCTTCGGCACGGGCGAACAGCTCACCGACGACGAGTTCAAGGCCAGGTCGCGACTGTGGGATGCGGCCGCCACGCTGATTGACGGCATGGCGAAGAACGGAAAGTCCGCCACTTTGTCGGCCGGACTCGTGCGGCGAGCTCTGAACATGGAGTTTGCTGATCAATTGAAAGCGAAGGAGCAACGCAACTTCAACAGCAAAGTACGGAAGCAGGCCGGCAGGAAGCTGGGGAACAGTTCGAATAAGGCGTCGATCGAGAAAGAGTACGACGGCGACATTCGGCAGAACCCCGAACTCCATGCCGCTTACAACGCTTTGCTCGAGCAGAGCGGTGCCCTCTGATATAGGACGTTTCTACCATGGCAGTACTACCCCTCGAACAAGTTGACGATTTTGTCACGCTGACCCTCGATCGCTTCAAGAAGCATACCTGGGTCGATATCAGTATGGACCTGCAGGAGTACATGTTTGCCTCCCGCTGGTTCAAGGACAAGAAGAAGCCAGAGAAGGGCGGCCCGCGATTGAACTGGAAACTCCGGGTGGACAACCAGGGCAACGCGAAACACTCCGGCTTGTACGGTGTGGACAATCTCGGTCGCAAGACCGTGATGGACACAGCCAAGCAGGAGTGGTCGAAGCAGGTCGTGGGCTATACCTACGACATCGACGAGGAAGAATTCCAGTCGGGTCCCGAGACGATCATCGACATGATGCTCACTCACGAGCAGGGGCTCTATAACGACTTCTTCAAGCTGATGGAGACGTCGATGTGGACCGCCCCGAGCGATGATGACCTTGAGGACCGTCCGCCTTCCGGGATTCCGTTCTGGATCCAGAAGACGGCAACACTCGGCTTCAATGGCGGCGACCCGTCCGGTTTCAGCAATGGTGCCGGCGGCATTAAGACAAGTCGCTACGACAAGTGGAAGAACTACGGCGGAACCTACGACCAGATCGACCGGGATGACCTGATCGAGAAGGTGGTCAACGCCTGTGACTTCTGCTACTTCAAGGCCCCGCACAAGTACAACGAGCTTGGCGGCGGAGAGCCTGACTGGGCCTTTTACACGGTCCACAGTGTCCTTGCCACGATGCGTCGCCTGTTGTCGATTTCGAACGACAACCTCGGCGATGACGTCGCGAAGCACTCCGGAACCGTCTACATCCGTTCGATCCCGGTGATCTGGGTGCCTGCACTCACGGAAGCCGATTCGGATGCGTACGACTCTTCCGCTCCGTTCTACGGGCTGAATTGGAAGAAGTTCCAGTACTTCTTCAAGACCGGCCGCAATATGGTCAAACACCCACCGAAGCAGGCTGCTCACCAGCACACCGTTCGTGAACGGTACTGCGACAACTGGGGCAACTTCGTTTGCTTCGACCGTCGCCAGGGTGGATTCGTGTTCTACCAGGCAACCTGACCCAGGCCGGGTGAATGACCGGACTGATGGGGACGACGTTTTCTTTTTGACAATCAACGCAAGGACAATAAGCTATGGATCATCTCATAAAGCACCTTGACCAGCTCGGAGCTGGCAACAACTACGATATGTGGAACCTGTTTCCGCGGAGCGAGATCTTTGGTGGCGATCGCAATGCTGGCTTCGGCATCCGCGAGCGATTCACCAACTTCGGGGCGATCGCTCCCTCAGCCGGCGGCGATACTGCCTACACGGCTCATCAGGGGTTCTCTGCCTACGTCGACACGACGACGGCCGCTGGCTCGATCAAGCAGCTAACCGAGGTGGGTGGTGGAATCCGGTTGACTGCCGGCACGACTGCCAACCATGAGACGTGGTTGCAGGCCGGAGGCACCACTGGGGCTCCGTTCTCGATTTCGGACGCTGCACCGAAGGACTTGGTTTTTGAGACGATGGTCCGCTTCGCCTCGATCGCCAACAGCAAGGCTGCTTGGTTCATCGGGATGGGCGAAGAAGGATTGGCGGCTGCGGACACGATGGCTGATACGACCGGCATCCTCGCCAGCAAGGACCTGATCGGGTTCCAGCGAGTGCTCGGGGACGGCGACGCCCTCGACTTCGTCTACCGCCTCGCAGGTCAGGACCTGGTGGTGAAGGCCGCCGACATCCTCACCCTCGAGGCCGACACTTGGTACCGGATCGGTTTCCGGTTCCAGACCTCGCCAGGTGCCGTCCGGATCATCCCGTGGGTCAACGACGTCAAGAAGGCATCGAGCTGCATCACTGCAACCGAGATCGCTGTTGCGACTGGCGACGCCTTCCCGGACGCTCAGCCGATGAATTTCCTTGCCGGCGGGAAAGCCGTTGCCGCGGAAGCTCATACGATGGACATCCGCTGGTTGGACCTCGCTCAGGTTGCGTGAGCGAAATACCTCTGTTTTGGTTTTTCCTCCTGGGGTCGAATTGACCGGCCTCAGGAGGCTTCTCTAATTACAGGCCTGTGTCATGCGTCACTTCTTCGCGTGCATCTTGCTCTTGCTTGCCCCCGCGATCGCCGCCGGCCAGGCAACCGTCACGAACCACGACGTCCGGCTGATCACGCGAGCGGATGGCACGATCCCGGTCGGGGATGGTTCGAAGTTTGTGGGTGAATCTGGTGCAACCGCCCGCACGTCGCTCGGGCTTGGTGCGTCAGACTCGGTACAGCTCGGTCAGCTCGGAATCGGTCTGGCTCCAGTCTCCGGTCGCGGTGCCCTGCAGATCAACGGCGGTGCCCCTTCGTCCGCTCAGGACCAGCTCGGGTTCTACGAGAGTGCTGGCACCGGCGTAATCGAGGTCGGCAGCAGCCTGTGGGTTAATTTGGACGATGACGCCACGTCGAGCGGTGATGCATTCTCGATCCGTGCGAATAGTTCTTCGGCTAAGCTATTTGAGGTTGACGACACGGGTGATGCGGCTATCGGTGGTGGTGCACTGAGCGGGTATCCCCTCTCCATTTTTCAGTCCACTGACGATGGCGGACTTCGGTGTTACGGATATGACGACAAGGCCTCGTCGTACCTCAGCTTCCACGTCGGCCAATATGGCGAAAGCTACGCCACGGCGTCGGGGGATATGTATTGGAGAGCGAGCCTCGGCAATTACGTGAAATTCGGAGCCACCACCGTAGAGCTGCAGTCTGATAATCAGCAGTTGACGCTGGGAGCTGGTGCCGCCACCGACAGCTACCTGACCTACACGGGCACGGAAGGCGAGTACAAGGCTGCTGGTGGGTTACGGCTCAAGGGCACAACGCTGACAATCGAGTCGGGTCTGGCGACACTGACCGCTGGGGCGAACGTCAACAGTGGTGCCCTCACAGACAATGCAGTCAAGGCGTGCCGATTCGTTCACCCCCAGTATGACACGGACGAAGAAGGAGTGATGTCGTTCTACGTGTACGCCGATGCTAGTACGAATAGGGTAATGTTTGGCGGCGGGTCAGCGAGCTACAACGCCGCGACCCAGCTCAATTTCAAAACGGCAGCCAACAACT